TCGAGCTCTTCGTCGGTGGCGTAGTACAGCACGGCCACCTTCTCGAGCGGCATGGTGATGCGCCGGAACTTCACCTGCGAAGCCGTGATCGAGTCCCCCTCGTTCACCCAGTAGCCCCGCACGCCTGCATTCCGGTAGAACGCGGTGGTCGTGCTGTCCGCACGGGAGGTCTCATCGAAGCCGTTGAAAGTCACGCTGTTCTTGCCCGCACCAACCTCGGTCGTCGAGCATAGCGGGGCCAGTTTTCCGGTCGCGATGCTCCGGTCGATGAACTTCTCGGATTCCTGGGTTCCCACGAGGAATCCGCCGTCGGAGGGGATGCCCTCGCTCATGCCGAGAACGGCCCGCTGTTCGTGTTCGTGGATGCGCAGCCGTTCGCTGAGGATCCCGCTGGTCGTGGCGTTCCGTACCTCGATGAGCAGCTCGCCCAGGGGCATGGGCCGCTCGGAGCGGTTGTCGCCGGTCACCTCGATGCTGGTTGCCTCGGGCTGTTCATCGTCGGGCTGTTCGACCTTCTTCCGATTCGCCTCGATCTTCTTCGCGAGTTCGATCTGATCGAGGACTTCCGACTGTTCGTCGGTGAGCTTGCGCAGCTCCTCGAACTCGTCCTTGGTGATCTTGCGGTTCTCGGCCTTGGCGGCTTGCTCCATCCCGTCGATCTTGGTCTGGAGCTCGCCGAGCCGCGTCCGCAACTCTTTGATGGTCATGATGCTACTCCTGTGATCAGTTCTTTGCTCCTGAAACGATTCCGCTCTATCCGATACAGAGTGGAGTAGTCCGGCTCTGCATCAGGGTCGGAGTGGATCTCCGGCTCCGACTCTGTCAGGAATCGACTCAGGGCTTCGATCGTCTCTTGTATGTCTCGCCGCTGTTCGTCGGAGACTGATTCTCCTCTCTTCGCGGCGATGATTGCATGTACCAGCTCCTCGTATTCGATGCCGGCCACCTTCAGATCCGCCTGGATCCGCGCCGAGCGGATTGTGTACGCCGACCGCAAATGCGCGTCTGTGTCCGGATATGCCGGGTAGGTCACCGGCCCGCCATCGATCAGAGCGATCTCCACGAGCTCGCGCTCCGTGTACTCCTTATCCCATTCGTCCTTGATGGTCCGGAAGCCGAAGGAGCAGCCGTCGATATCGCCCCGTCCGATGCTCACCCGCAGGTCGCGGCCGGTCTGGGTCTCAGGGATCAGACACTGGAACGCGCAGCCGATCTTGTCCTCACGGTACTCGGCCGTCTTCGCCCCACTCCTGCCCAGAAGGAGATTCGCGTCATGATTCAGCGTGCACCTGATGTCGGCCTCCTTGAGAGTCTTCGTGACGGCTCCCCTCCGAATCGTCTCGGTGAAGCCCCCGAGGTCCGTGCTCTTCACGCCGTACTTCAGGACGTAGCCTTCGACATACTTCTCGTCCTCGGTCATCCGGATCTCTGCCGGAGACTGATAGGCCAAGAGTTGGGCCTCGCTTCCGGTATACCGCTGTTCGAGGATCCGGCCCTTCTTCTCGTCCGTCTTGTCTGCCATCGTCATACTCCTCAGAACGTGGTGGCCACGGTCGTACAATCGCATCCGGCGTGAAGAGCCGGATGGCTGATGTGATGAGTGATCTTCATCGCACTCTGTGCGCCCACGGGATTGAACTCCGAGCCCAGGGTCAGGAAGCGCTCTCCTTGACTGATCACCCGTCCGTTCATCGCGTTGCAGTACGGGCAGCTCGTGCCCACGGTCACCCACCTCACCCGGAATCCGGCGGCGAAGTACACGAACTGGGCCGAGGCGTTCTCCCCGTCGACGATCTGCCGACGCGCTATCTGATCCGCCCGCTTCTGCTTCCAGCGTTCCGTGCGGGCTTCGATCTCGGCGAGCGGGTCTTCCTCCGCCTCGTCCGCGAGCTTCACCAGTTGTCCGATCGACGACCGGATATACTGGGAAACGGTGATCCGCACGAACTCATCGAGGAACTGCTGGAACTCCGGATCTCCCCCGCCGTATCCGCCGCACTCGGCCGCGGCGATCCGCCGGATCCCCTCCGCCAGCGGCAGCATCCCGCGCCGAAACAGCTCCGCCATCTCGGCCCGGTGCCGTTCGTAGAAACCGGCCAGGTCGGCCCGGAAGTCGGTGTTCTTTCGCTCGCCGAAATGCGAGGCGGCCAGATCGAGCACTCCTGGGATCTCGAAGTTCAGAATGTCCTGTACGGCTCGAAGGAACCGCGGCTTCGTCGATATCGCGTGACGCCGCTTGTGCATGATGGAGCGCTGCGAGCGGATCTCCAGATACCGTAGGTCCGGAATCCGCCGCGCGATGGAGCGATCGACGGCGTTGAACCCACCCGGGAAGCTGTCCTCTTCATCGAGGACCTGGTCGTCGCTATCCGGTTTCTGGGAGAGCTCGTTGATGTCGACCATGGCGAGCTGCACGGTGTGGATCTTCCCCCCCTTGCCCTCCATGGGATTCAGATTCTCTTTGGCACGGACCTCGTCGCGGTTCATCCAGCCCTTATCGAGCGCGACTCCGTAGGCATCGAATCGAGTCTTGATATCCGTGCGGAGCATGGCTTCAACCAGGTGCTCGAAGTAGGCTCCTTCCTCGCGATCGCCCTTCGAGAGCAGCTGCGCGTTGTAGGCGGACTCGAAGCGCACCAGCCATGGCCGGATGGTATCCTGCAGCCAGGAGATCTGCTCGGAGGTGATGTTGTCGTAGGTGGCCTTCGAGAGCTCCTTCAGCTTGTGCGGGGGCATGTTCAGCCAGCGGGCGATCTCCTGGATGGAGAACACCCGGCTTTCGAGGAACTGCGCGTCGTCGAGCGGCATGATGGTCTCGTGCCACTTCATGCCCTCCTCGAGGACGATGGCCTTGTGAGCATTGCCGAGCCCGGAGTACTTCTCGGCGAAGTCTGCCTTCAGATGCTGGTGAGCCTCGTCAGTGAGCGTCTTCGGATGCTCGAGCACACCGCCGATGTGCGTGCCGCGCCCGAAGAACATCGCCGCGAATTGCTCCATGCCGAGCCCGAGCCCGAGCGACTCCCGCGCCAGACGGATCAGCGAGTAGCCCTCGATTCCGTTGAAACCGAACCCGGGCACGTGCAGGACCTGGTCGACGGCCAGAACTTCGTCACGCAACCCCGCACCCGGCTTGTGCACATATTCCAGGCGGCCCTCCCGGATCCGGGGCGAGGTCTTGGCGGGATTGAGTGGCGTCAATCCGGTGAGCCGCTCGCCGCCGTCGCGGTGGATCCGCCCGTAGGCATTCCCCCACACCAATGCGTGAAAGGCCGCCTGCTGTTTGAAGCCGAATGCGTCCATAACCGCATTGGGCGATTCCTTCATCACGCGGTACGCGGGGTGCTCGGTGTAGCGCCGTTTCTTGTCCTCGCCTTCGCGCTTGTACAGAATGCACGGCAGAGAAGCGATCGTCTGGCAGATCTGCAGGACCCCGCAGAAGAAGGCCGAGAAGTTCATGGCCCTCTCGGGGGTAACGTAGATCCCCGCGAGTGCGGAAGCGCCGTAGCCGTCGAGAGATTCGATCTGATTGTCGAGTTCGCCGATAGTCTGGGGCCGCCACTGATCGCGGACCGCCGCCACGGAGCCCTTCACGCGCCGTGCGAGATCGCGGCCGATGTCGCGGATGTCTCTGGTCCAGAAGCTCTCAGACAACCTTCAGCCCTCCACTCTCGTAGACGCTGCGGCTCTCCACGTGCTGGACCGCGCGCCAGCTCGCCATAATGGCGGCGATCACGCCGTCGATGCGCTTCCCGCTCTTGTGCCGCGGCGGCTTCACCGGCTTGATGTTGCCGTGCGGGTCTTGAGCGATCGCCGTGCAGGACAGCATCCAGCGCATCACCGGGTTGTCTCCGTGCGCTATCTTCTTCGACAACACCATGGTCTCGAAGTTCTTCGCGGCCGGCGACATGCTCTGATAGCCCTGCCGAAACATGGCCATCTCGTAGCCGTCGTTCGAGAGGTCGACGACGATCTGACTCGAGTTCCAGGGGTCGTATACGCTCTCCTGGAAGTCGAAGGTG